GGTGCCGCCGGTTTCCACCGGGGCAAGCGTGGTGGCATGCAGCACGACAGACCCGGCGGCCATGCCCTCGAGCGTCTTCATCGCCTCCTTGTAATCGGCTTCGATCTTCTCGTCGGGCTTGTAGACATGCAGTTTCCAGATCGCGATGGCCTCAGCGATCTCGCGGATATCCGGCGGCGTCTCCGCCAGCGGCACCACGAAGCGGGTGCCAAGACGGCCGTTGATCGTGGCATCGGCATTGGCCAGCGCCCGCGCCACCACCACGGTATCGATCCCCCCCGGCCGGGGGCGTCGCGCGGTCGGTGATGCCGAGCAGCATATCGGCGCCATAGCGTTCGGTCAGGTTCTCGAGCGTGGCATAGGTCATGTCACGCGGCCTCGGTCCCGGCGACCTCGCCCGGCTGGATTTCGTGGATGCGAAGATCCTGTGCCCGGTGAACGTAGAAGTCGCGGGTTTCGCCGGACTCTACGCGCACGGGGATGTTCATGCCTGGGCCGTTGGGATCAAGATGCCGGACCAGAACAGGCCAGCCATGGGCATGCACGGTGACTTTGGTGGTCATCTTTCTGCTCCTCTTGGTGCGAAGGGGCCGGGGGGCCGTCACGCGCCGCCCGGCAGGGGATCGGCCCCGGCGGCGCGCAGGCCGCCGGATGGCGCTAGAGGGTTTCGAGATCGTCCCAGCGGGCATCGACCAGCGCGCCGGTGCCCTTCAGCCCGGTGAACTCGCTCAGGGTCAGCGGGATCGGATCGCCGGGGGCGAAGCGGTAGCCGTCATGCTCGATGGCGCTGGCCACCGTGGCGATCCGGCGCTCGGGCAGGATTTCGAGCGCCGTGCCCTTGGGCAGGATCGGGGCGAGATTGGGGCCGATGGAGGCGATGGCCTGCAGCAGGGCGGCCTCTGCCGTATCCGGGGGGATGGCGGGGGTATTGGCCGGGGCGCTTTCCCCGGCCGGGGATGCGGGACGCTTTGCCATGTCACTGCACCGCATTCTGGACGAAGTAGCCGACGTCCTTTGCGATCACGAGTTCCTTGACCCGCTCGCCCGTCCGCACCCGGTAGCCGCCCTGCAGCCCGACATCCGGGTCTTCGATCCGGCCCGAGATCCGGCCGCCATATTCGGCGGTGGCGCCGAAGGTGATGCCGCCGCGCTCGACCGAAGCGCCGGGGTTGAGGTGCAGCATGGCCAGATGCTTGCCCCAGCACCGGCTGAGCGACGGCGCCTGACCGGGCTTCGCTGTATTCACCCAGGCATCGCCGATCAGCAGCCGTTGCAGCCCCTCGCCCGAGAAGAGCTCGATGAACTGCTCGCGGCTCACGAGGCCCGAGGTCTGGGTGCCGCCCTTGATCGCATTGACGATGATCGGATGCGAGGACAGCTTCGACCAGACCGGCCGCCCCATCACCCAGGTATTCGGGCGATAGACCAGCGTCGATTCCTGCCCGGTCTTCAGCGCGGTGATCGGGTCCGAACTGGCGTAATCCGACCATTGCGATGTGCCCGACAGCGTGACCCTTTTGTCGGCGGCATAGGTGTTGAGGTTGTGGACCAGCCCCGCCACCCGCACCTCGCGGATGTTCTGCAGCACATCGGTCAGCATCTCGACCGCATGGCTTTCCGGGTCGATGGCCGACAGGCCCCGGGCGCGGGCATTGGCGGCGGCCTCGACATCGGAATGCACGATGGGCGCGTCGAAGCCGTAATCCTCGACGGCGGATTCCTTCTCCTCGCCGGTGAACTCCAGCTGCTGCACGCGGCCCTTGCGGCCGACCCGGCCGTCAGGAATGGCGAAGGCATCGGCCAGCGGATATTCGGTCCATTTGAAGATCTCGCCGCCGACCGTCTGACGCGGCAGAACCTCGTCGGCGATATAGGTGATCGACGGGTTGCGATAGCCGACCGAGATGGCGGTCAGGACGGGATCGACGGTAAACGGGCGTTTCGGGGCCATGGGTTACTCCTCTCAGGCGCGGTCGAGCAGGCTCGGCGCGAGCCAGATATCGATGATGTCGCCGGCAACCCCCGGCTGGATGGCGAAGCCGACCACCCGGCGGGTGGTGGCAGCGGCGGCGCTGGCCGCGATGGCCTTGCCCTCGGCATCGGCCATCAGCGGCGTCCCGGCGGTGACGGTGCCGCCCAGATCGACCGCCGCCATGCCCGCCAGGACGACATCACACATGCCGCCCGCCTCGGCGCCCATCGCCTCGGACACCCCGAGGGCGGGGGCGGTCGCGGTGGCCGCCTGCGCGATCTTCGACGAGGCGGCGACATCGGAGAAGGCCACGATGCGGCGGCCCGCGATGGCGGCCGAGGCCTCGAAGGCCCGGATGAAGGTCGGGATCATTGCTTGCCCTCCGAAACGGCGGTGACGGCGGCGGTCCAGCCGAGGTCGATCCCGGCGGCCTTCTGCCTGGCCTGATAGGCCCGCGCCCGGGTGACCAGATCGCCGCTGTCGGCGGCCTGCAGCGCGATCTCGCCCGAGGGCAGTTCGGCCGTGACCGCAGGCATGGCGCCGATCAGCTCCTCGGTGCCCTGCGCATCGGCCATATGCATGGCGATGTAGCGCTCGCGCATCGGCTTCACGCCGACCCGGCCCTCGCTGATCGCCCCGTCCACGAAGGCGGTGGCCCGGTCGCGGGCGGTGGTGTCCTGCAGCGCCTTCAGCCGGGTCGAGACATCGGCCAGTTCGGATTGCAGGGCGGTGATCTCGGCCGGTTGCGCGGTGGTCCGCGCCTGCGCGGCGGCGAGGATCGCCTCGGGCGTGGCTTCGGTCACGCCAAGCGCCAGCCCGATCTGGCCCAGGTGCGACTGCAGCGCGGTCTGCGGCTGCTTCAGGGTTCCGATGGCCCCGAGGATCTGATCCTCGGTGGCATCATCGGCAAGGCCCAGGGCCTTGGCGACGGCAGGGGTCATGGAGGTCTCCATATGCAGGGAAGTGAGGCCCCGGAAATTGGGCCGGTTGGTCAGCGAGGCGCGGGCGATGGCGAGGATGCGCTTGGCGCCGTCATGGATCACCGCCGGGCTGATCCCGAGATAGGCCCGGTCGGCCACCAGGGCGCGGCCGGTCTCGGTCCAGTCCACCCGGCCCCAGATGCCGTCGGCGCGCGCCTGCAGCTCGACGACATAGCCCCGGGCGGGCGAGGCCTCGCCGCGCGGGGCGGCGAGGTCGATGGCATGGTTCTCGTCGATGGGAAGCTTCCCCGTCGAGGCGGCAATCACCGCCTGCGGATCGACAAGCCGGTAGGGACCGCGCGCATCGGCGGTCAGGATCTCCGCCCCGGCCGGGATCAGATGGATCCAGTCAGGGGCACCGCCCTCAGGCAGCGACGTGGATTGAAGCGAGATGATCTGCGGGTTCGACATGAACCCAACATCCCCCGACAGCCAAAACCAAAACATCCGCAACGGTGTGCGGATGTGATGGGGTCAAGGGGGGGGCGTGGAGGGACGACACTATATGTATGTTGACTATTCGGACCGATGCCACCTTGTTGCGCGCGCACTTTACGAGAGGATCTTCTGTGCTAGTAGTTGAAGATAAATCGCGACAACCAACTTGTAGGGTCCAATGTACATTACCAAAATCCGGCTAAAGAACGGCTACAAACGCTTCCACGACCTTACAATTGATTTAGGCGAAAAACCCGCTCGCATAGTTGCTTTGGTGGGGCCGAACGGCTGCGGCAAGAGTAGCGTGCTGGATGGCCTCTTGTATCACGCAAGTGCTCTTGGGAAAATTGGAAGAAATGCAAATCGCGATCCCAACTACCATTCAATGACTGATAATAAAGCCACATGGCAGGATATCGATATTCAATTTACTGTTGGAAACTTCGTTCAGGTTCGGAAATCAAGAGAAGCCTCTGGAAGCGAAAATACTATTTTTTCATTCCGCAGCCCATATCGCTACAATAGCGAGCTCAAAGTCAAAGAAACTCTTGCCGTACCAAGAATTAGCTTAAATTCTTACGGCGCAGGCGACGCATCCAGTTTAGATGCCAAGATGGAGGAAAACTATCGCCGCCTTTATGCTGCTTACAATCGATATCGCGATGACAATGACCTCAGGCCGAGCGAGGCTAAAAACAAAATTATAGGCGACCTGAATGCCTCAATCAAGAACTGTATTGATTTGGAAATTTCCAGCCTAGGAAACGTCGAGGGTAATCAAGGGACAATTTACTTCAAGAAACCGGGGCACCCAAAGGAATTTGAATTTGATGTTCTGTCCTCCGGGGAGAAAGAAGTGGTCGACATTTTGCTCGACCTCTACCTGCGAAAGGATGACTATGACGACTCGATTTTCCTAATCGACGAACCTGAGCTACATATCAACACGGCGATACAAGGCAACCTGCTCGTCGAAATCGATAGATTGGTCGGACCTAACTGCCAGATTTGGCTGACAACCCACAGTATCGGCTTTCTCAGGGCGTTGCAGACCCAAATGTCCGATAAATGCCAAGTGATCCATTTCCGCTCCGAGTATAATTTGGCATCGGAAGCGCGCACTTTAACTCCGGTCAAAGTCAGTCCAGGCACTTGGCGTGAGCTGTTTTCCGTCGCGTTAGACGACTTGGCGCTTCTGGTCACTCCTTCAACCATCATCTACTGTGAGGGGAGGGCTGAACCCGGCGCGGGTGGCCGAGAAAGAGGATTGGACGCGCAGGTTTTCAACAACATCTTTGCGCAGTCCCACCCCGAGGCATTTTTCATTTCGAGCGGCGGGAACACCGAGCCCGACCAGCGCAGTGAGATTGCAATAGCAATCCTCGGGAAGGTATTCCCCACTGTGGAGATATTGGTGCTCAAGGATCGGGACATGGCGTCAGGAAAGGAAACGAACGAACATGATCGCCGAGTTTATTTAAGAACCAATCCTAAGAATCATAGACTTCTTGAACGCTGGGAGATCGAAAATTACCTCTTCGACAAAGAAGTTCTGCAAGCTTACTGCACCGGTGAGGGTTTACACTTTGATGAACAGGCTTATGACAAGTTCGTGACCAGCGTCGTCAATCAAGACCTTAAGGGTGAAGTGCAGCGGATAAAGAGCTTTTGCGGTATCAAAAACAGTATCAGCCCTGATGTTTTCAAAATCGCCTTATCCAAGTATATGAGCTCTGGAATGTCCGTGGTCCGTGAGCTTGAAAGCTGTATATTTACTCCGACGTGATCTCTTGGACGGTTTCAACGTGAAGAAGTATGATCACTGGTGAGTTTGCTCCAGCAGGAACCAGCACTTAGTTCGGAGCACCCGCGAGCAATGTCTGATTGGCACCGACCATCCGCAATGGGCCGACTCACCCTCCCGCCCGCGCCTCAAGGGCTTCGCGGACGATATCGAGGATGTTGGTGCGGTCGGTGTCGGAGAGGCCGAGGAAGGGCCGGGCCGGGATGTCGCCCCAGGGCAGGTGGTGGAAATAGTCGCGGGAGGCGGGACCGCCGTCTTTCTGCCTGGTCCGGCCCATGCGGGCGCCGAACTGGCCCTGTTTCGCGCCGAACTGCATGACCGCCGCCTGCAGGGCATTCGATCCGACCGAGACGAAGTCGGGGCCGGACCGGAAGTTGATGCCCCGTCGCATGTCTCCCTCCAGCCAGAGCGGATAGGGGCCGGGTTTCCCGCCCTTCTTCTCATAGGCTTTCAGGGTCGAGGCGGCGCGCGGGGCGAAGGGGGATCCGTCCGGGCTCTGGCCGATCAGCATCCGGTCCTGCGTGGATTGCACCAGCGCATCGCCGATCTGGCGCATCACCTGACTGAGATCAGACAGCAGCGCCTGCAGCCCGGTCAGCGCCTGCTCGACCTCCGCATCCTTTATTTCAATCGTGAACATGACTATATTTGCCTTTCTGAGGTCGTGTGCCCGATCGGTAAGGGGGGTGTGCCGTAACCCGGCAGATCGATGTTGGTTCGACCCCAACCCGACCTCAGAGCCTTCCTTCCACCAGGATCGCGCCCCGAGTGACATCGGCCCGAAGATCCACTAGCTCAACCATGCGGCCGGTCTGCATGGTGTTGAAGGCAGCCTTTGCTTTCTTCACCCAGGTATTGATCTCGATCACCATTTTCGCGGTGCGACCGGGAACATCATAGATCAGCGAGAACACGGGCTCGCCGGAGACATGATCCAGCAGCACGGCGCGCGGCCTCCCGAGCCGCCCCGGCATGCCCTTGTACCAGTCCAGATCCAGCGGCGCGGCCTTGGGCTGGCGCGGCACCGCGCGGGTCGAGGCCACCGTCACATGATCCGTGCCCCGGAAGGTGTGCTGCACATTGAGATCGGTCACCACGATCTCGGCGGTCTCCGGTGTCACGCCATGCCGGATCGCCGCATCGACCCAGCCCGGCTTCAGCGCGCCGATCACCATATGGCGGCCCTGGACAAATTGCCCGAGCGCCTGATCGACGAAGGCACCGAAGGCGCGGTCGAGATCCGCAGTCTTGCCCGCAGGCCAGCTTTCGAACAGCCGCGCGCCAATCGGCGCCGGGAGGCGCGGCAGCTTGTCCTTCAGCGTCAGGATGGTCTCGGCGGTGCTGGCGCCCGGCGCGTAATCCCAGCCCTTCTGCAGCCCCTTCGGCAGGCCGGTGCGCGGATCGGGCCGGTCCCAGTCCGGTGGCAGTTGCTTGCCCGGATCGCCGCCGACCCGGCGGATCCCGGCTTCGGTGTGCGCGCCGAACACCCGGCAGCCGCAGCCCCAGCCGTTCGGCGGGAAGAACCTCGCCCAGAACGGATGATTCGGCGGCAGCGCGATGCCGTCCAGCGCCAGGTGATGCAGCCGGGGATGTTCAGCGCCGGAATGGCGATAGACCCAGTATTTGTAGTTTCCGGCCAGCAGCTGCGCCCGCCGCCCCGCCGCATAGCTGGTCAGCAGGTTGGTCTGGTAGATCACCCGCGTGCGCCAGGCCTCGCCCTTCGCACTGCCTTCGCCGGTCCAGCCGGTCCAGCCATGCCGGGCCACGATCTGGCGGAAATCCTTGCGGAAGACCTCGAGCGCGGTGCCCTGCGAGATCGCCTTGTCGACCGCCGCCGCCAGATCGGCCAGCAGATCCGCCTTCAGCGCCCCGGCAACCACGAAGGCGCGATCATGCTGGTTATGGCGCAGGTCATCCCAGGCGCCGGTGGGCAGCAGATTGCCCAGCCGCAGCCGGAAGGCCGCCTGCTGTTCGGCAAAGAGCTGGTGGAAGCCGAAGCCGACCTCAGCCATCGCCACGCCCGTCCGCATCCAGACGCCCGGCCAGATCGGCGGTCAGGAAGGCCTCCGCCATCAGCTCCGCCATGGCCTGCGCATCAAGGCCGGGGAAGCCCGCGAGCAGCATCTGCCGGAACTCCCCGAGGCTGCCGGCGGCATTCATCATCAGCTCGATCTGGCCGATCATCCCGTCGATCACCGGCGGGGCGGCGCGGGCCAGTTGATCAGCCAGATCGGCGGCCGGATCGCCCGCTGCGCCGAGACCGCCAGAAATCGCCGCTGAGGGGCCTCGGGCCTGCAGGGCGGTCTCCGTGCCCGGCAGGCCCTGACCCCGTTTAATTTCGCCGGAAACCCGTTTAGATTTTGAAGCCCGGTCCTCTCCCTCCCCCAAGGGTGCCGATCCGGCCAGATCAGCGGTGGAAACCGGCGCTGCCACCCTCAGAAGCCGGGCGCCGGGCTTGGGTTCCGAGAAGCCGAAGCGGGCGCGGATCTCACCCTCCTCGATCTCCATCCCCAGACGGACCATCTTGTCGACCGCCGTGGCCAGCGCGCTCAGATCCTCGGTCTTCGGGCGGCCGATCCGGATCCTTGGATACCGTTTCTGCGGCCCGAACTCGAGCTGGATCCACGGCCGGATCACATCGCGGTTGATGATCGCCGAAAGCGCGCTGGCATCGGCGCCCTCGATATCCTCCTGCACCAGCCGGTGCTCGCGCCCGACCGCATGGCCCCCGGCGATGGCATCGGTGGTCGCGGTCTGCCCCAGCACCGCCTTCGAGATCTGCTGGTCGAGGTGATTGACCCGCTTCTCGTAAAGATCGCCCGACTGGCCGATGGATTTCGACTCGATGAAGTCGATCGACATCGTGTCGGGGATCAGCGCCGCGCAATCCCCGGCGATATTGGCCACCGCCCGGAACAGCGTGGCCTTGTCCTGCTCGCTGGCCCCCGGCTGCCATTTGCCCACCCGCAGCGGCTGGCCATAGGTCTGGGTGAAGATCGCCCAGTCCCGCCCGGTGAAGGCCTTGAACATCCAGCCCCACATCGCAACCCGCGCCAGACCGGCGCGCAGCAGGATGCCGGATTTGGCCGGGATATCGGCAAAGACGAAGCGGAAGGCAGGCAGCGGCACCTCGCGCCCGCTGTCATCCAGCATCAGCGGCCGCGCCAGATCGTGACGGGCAAACCGGATGATCCGGGGATCGCGCCACGCCAGTTCCTTCGGCAGATACTGCCCCTCGGAATGATCCCAGATGATCGCCGTGGCGGAATAGCCCTTCGACAGGCAGTCGAGGATATGGAACAGTTCCTGCTGCAGCTCGTCGCGCTTGACCCAGTCGCGGACCATATCCGCCAGCTTCCCGTCATGGGCATCGTCCGAGGCCGCCTCGACCGTGATGTCGAGCTGCGAGACCGACCGCTTCCGGGTGCCGATCACACCCAGATAATGCGGGTCGCGTTCCTCGATCACCTCGGCCAGTTCCATATAGCGCACCGGATCGCCGTGATCCGCCGCGCGCAGGATCTGCGCCAGCCGCAGCGGGTTCAGCCCGTCGCCCGGATAGGAGGTCAGCGGCGAGCGCGCGCCCGACAGGCTCGGCGCCCCGACATCCCGGGTCAGGCTGGCGCGATCCACCTCATAGCCCCAGCGGTCGGTCAGGATCAGATTGCGGGCCATGGTCAGATACTCCCGCGAAGCCGGGCGCCGAGCGGCCCGCGCCACCAGCCCTCCTCTTCGCTCCCGAACATTGCGGGGCCGCCGTTGTGGCCGACCCTCTGGTCATGGACCGGCACCGGCACATAGCCGTATTCGACCCAGCGCATGCGGCTGGCAAAATATGCCAGCGCCAGCGCGATGGCGTAATCGCCATGGCGCTTCCTGCCCTTCTCGCCCTCGCGGACGGGGGCACGCGGGGGATGCCCCGGATCAGCTTCACCATGCGCAGGTCGGAGACATGTTCGCTGTCGGCGATCAGCGCGATGTGATCATCCTCGAAGGCCGCCTTCAGCGGCGGCATCTGCAGCCGGTACCATTCCTCGCTGAACCTGATCGCCCA